CCATCTAAATTTCCGGTAAGAGAATTACATAAGCAACTATATAAGCATGATCCTACTCCAGTACTGTTTGGGGGTGCAATATAATGCCTAATACTTATAGCTGGTTATGCCAATATGCAATTGCTCAAGTAGGTAGACCATATTGGTATGCCACCGCAGGACAGATTGCTACACCTGAACTTTATCAAAGTACTGTTCTTCCCGCATTACAAAGTGATGGACTTCAGCCATATGGAAGTGAAAGAGATTCCCAGATGGGACAGAAAGTACACGATTGTTCTGGACTAATAGTGGCAGCATTAACTTGTGATACTTTTGACAATCCACCATCATTACCTCTACCTAAAGATGTAGAGCATGGTGCAAATTCTCAATATAACCGTGGCTGTAGTTCTTCACACGGATCCATTCATACTTTTTCTAAAATTCCAGGAATGTTAGTATTTCATTCTGATGGTAAAAGAATGAAACACGTAGGCATATACATTGGTAGATTTATTGCATTAGACGGTACACCTTATGAAGAAGCTGTTATTGATGCAAGAAGTCATAAATCAGGTGTAGTTGTCAGTGAATTATCTTCTTATAGTTGGACACATTGGGGAAGATTGAATTGTTGCAGAGAAGATACTACTAAAGAAGATATTTTTGATGCCACTACAATTTTAGGTAGAACTTCAAATATAACAGTAGTATCCAAACAGTTAGAAGTTGATGCTACAAAATTAACTCCATATATTGCAACTGTACTTGCTGGACATAATCCTACAATTGATTATCAAAGAATTATAGATGCAAGGATTAGCGGAATGATGTTTTATGGTGGTCAGTTATTTAACCAAGGACACCAAAGACAAACCTATGTAAATGGATATTTAGATAATCAAGTCAAACAATGTAACAAGGCAGGTATGCCTTATGCAATATATGTAAATGTAAGGGCACAGAATACAATTGAAGCTGAAGAAGAATGTCGTGCTTTGTATTACATTATTTCCAGATATCCACCGAAGTTAGGATTGTGGCTGGCATTGGAAACAGGTGCAACCATTAAGTCTGTCAATGATGCAATATTAGAAGTATATTATAGATATATCTACAGTTGGGGATTGGGATCCAAGTGTGGACTTTATGTAACACAAGGTCAGCTTAATACCATATCCTGGAACTCTTTCAAGGACAGATTTTATCTTTGGATGATAAGTTCTATGTCAGCTTCTTCAGTAGATGATGAATTACTTACACCAGAAATGTTTGAGGTATCTGACTAATGGATATGGGACGAGCACCACATCTACAAGAATTTCTGCGAGCAGCTGATTACTTTGAAGGATTAAAAGAAAATCCACCAGAGTCAAATCATTTTACTGATCCACGCGGTCAAGAATTATGGAACCTTGCTGGTGTCGGTTCCAATATGGCATGGTGTGCTGCTTTTGTATCTGCCTGTGCGCAAAAGGCAGGAATTGCTAATATCATTATTGCTAAAAACTCAAGGGCTCCATTGGTAGCTAAAAATACAGTAGAACTGTATGGCGGTACTTGGATTGATGGACCACTTATCAATGGTAAGCAACCAGTTATTCCACAACCCGGTGATCTAATAACTTTTGGAACTGAAACTTGGAAAGGTCACGATAAAGCAAAGCATATAGGTATAGTTACTTCAGTAGATGATAAAGTTCATACTATTGAAGGAAATACTGGTGAAGATGGTATTTGCAAATATAAGGAATACGCTTTTGATTGCGACAGAATAAATCTTTATGTTCGCCCAGACTGGTCCAGAGTTGGTGATATTCTTGATGCTGAAACAGCAGAAGAACCTACATTTACTCCTTTATATAACAACTATAATGATCGGCATGATATGACTTTAAGGCAAGTCTGTTATCTTGATGGTAATTACAATTTATCAGATGCTGGTTCAGGTATAGCAATTTCTGCAATAAACTACACCACTATGCTTGGTACACTATATGATTCATTTGCACCAGCATATGCAAGTAATATATCTATTGATACTTCTTTGCTGACAGGTAATGAAAAGATTGCAATAGATTATTTCTTATCTATGGTATATCCAGCATCTTCTGCTTGTGCTATGGCTGGTTGTCTGTATGCATATTCAAGGTTAAATACACAATTCAAATATAAAATACCACGCACAGGAGAAACCAGATATGGCATCGGTGCTTGGAATGGAACTAAATTAGGTGGACTTATTGCAAGCCACTATGATGAATTGGTTTCCTGGGATACTGATTTATCACATCAATTATCATTCTTCTTAAATGACTTATACAACAACTATCGAGATTTATTCACACATATTAAAACCAAATCTTTAGGTCTTGATGCTGTTAATGAATTAGTTGATGAATTTATGCCAATATATAATCCTGAAATGGATACTGAATCAATTCATATTGCAGCAAAAGAATGGGCAACACAATTCTACAACAATCTGATAATCCTTGAGGGAACTGTAATCGGTGATACTTCAGTTCTTACTGATATAAATGGCAATCAATTGCATGCACAGTTTAGTGTTGATATTCCACCTGAACTGGATCAGACTGGACTTTTATTTGATGAAGATTATACAAGCTATACGCATTGGTTCTATGGCTGGGGAAAATCTACAGATTCTTACCGATTATCAAGAGTATGGGAATCTCAAGGCTGTTGTCATGATAATGGAGTAGCTACAATCGGTGGATACTATTGTGTAGCTGTTAAGCCTAAGTTCGGTACTGTTGGTGATGTTATGCGAGTTACACTTAAATCAGGTGCTTCCTTTAATTGCATTATGGCAGACACCAAAGGCGGTGATGCTAAATCTGAATGGGGACATTCTAAATCTGACAAAGATGGAAATCCATATAATGATATATCTATTATAGAATGGGAAAGAGTAAAGACAGATAGTGAAGGTCGTGCAATTAAAGGTAAGATTGGTTCTACTAATATAGATAAAAACAGAAGTATCGGAGATTGGTATAAGCAGCCAATAACAAATATTACTAACTATGGTAAATACTGTGCATTGTGAGGTAGATAACTATGATAGTTTACGGATACGCAAAAGGATATAAATATTCAGGGGATGGAACTTTACTGATTCAGGCAAGAATTCCCAATGTTCATGGAGCTTATCTTAAATCTGATTATCAAGGTAAGACAATTAGGAACTACACAAGAGATTCTGATTTACCTTGGTATCCATCTTTATTACTTCCACATCTTCCTACAGAGGGCGAAGTAGTTGCATTAAGTAGTCTTGATAATACTTCTTCTAACTGGTTAGTAATCGGTCTAACTGGCGGTTCCTACAATGCAGGTGCAAGGGTATAAACCTTTTATAATTTAGATAAGATGAATTATAGGAGGTTAGCATGAAACGATATATTAAAGCTGCTGTTAGACCTGCAAGTGATGAGGATCCTGATATTAGGAAAGATATTGCTAAATTGGCTGAAACTTCAGATGTTGTAAATGAATTGTCTTCTGATAAAGACAGAAAGGTAAGAGAGCAGATTGCTAAAAATCCGAATACTCCTTTAGAAACATTAGAAAAGTTATCAAAAGATAAGAGTTATAAAGTTAGGTCTGCTATCGCTAGAAATCCTAATACTCCTTCTACTACATTAGCAGAAATGTCTGAAAGAGAGTGTATGGATAGCAATGGCGATCATGACTGGAATGGTACATACCCCATTACTGCGCTGTTCAAGAATCCTAACACACCTGCAGAGTGGAGAATAAAATTACTTAATTCTAATCGATTATCTTGGAATATGTTAGGGAGTGTTGCTCGTGATAAAAAGTCACCAGCAGAGTTGCTATCTGCTATGGCTGAGTTTGTGTTCATACAGAATTATAGTGGTAAACTGAGTGATGTTTTAGAATATATTGGTAAAAACCCTAATACTCCTGTTGATGTTTTAAGAAAAATTTATAAGAATGATTCTTGGGCTTATGAATATCTATGTAAAAACCCTAATACACCATCAGATGTTCTCAAAAAGATTATAAAGTATCCATATTTGAGTGATAATTACCTTGCAATAGTTTTGAAACATCCAAATCTTCCAGAAGATATTAAATCAAAATATCAAGCAAAGGTATCTGAAGAGAAAAAGAAGAATTCTCTCCAAGAGTATATCGGTAAAGATATATGGTTATCTGGAGAACTATATGGAATTATGCGAGATCATTATTGCTATTTCAGAATAGTATCTATAGTAGACAGCAGAAAGAATATATATGAAGTAAATGTCTTATATGAAAATACTTCTTGGAATGAAGAACCTTTAGAAGAATTTATGCAAGAAACTGAAAATTATAGATTAGATGATTCTGAAGATAGTAATGGAGAAATCTATAAACCATTTGAAACCTACACTACAGAAGAATTACTGAAAGAATTATATCCTTTAGATTTTGATGATGAGGACTAATAGATGAAAATATATGCATATACTATTAGTAATGATTTATCACAATATGTCGGCAAAGATGTCTGGGTACTTTGCAAGTTTTATATGACTACAAGACGCCAAAGAAAACCACATTGGTCAAGCGTCAACTTCTGGGTTAGATTCCTTTCAGAAGATGCAGATAGCTATGAAATCAATACTTGTGGAGCTACATCTAACTATGAAAAAGATTATGATTTTCTTTTAAGAATATGGGATGACTATGATCGTAACCGTCAAACTGAATTTAAAGATAGAATAATGGCAGTAGAACCACTTGTTGTGTTAGGAGCATAAATTTATGAAAAAGTATATACAATCAGCAGTTAAGCCGATTGGTGATGAAGATATAGAAACCTTAAAGGATTTAGTTCAAAATCCAGATTGTGCAGAACAAGCAATTCCTCATTTACTTAAATCTACTAATCAATATGACAGATTAGAGGCTGCTAAAAGCCCTAATGCAGCTCCTGAACTTTTAACACAAATGGCTAATGACAGAAGTAATAAAGTTCGTATTGCTGTTGCTGGGAATCCTAATACTCCACCAGAAGTATTACGGAAGATTAGGGAAACCCATTCTTATGTGGATAATAGCCATTGTCCAGTTGATGGTAGGTTTGTAGTTGCATTACTCAAGAATAATAGTACACCTATTGATTATCGTAAAAAATTAATTGATATGGCATATTTTGGTAATCCTTATGTGTCTTGGGCAGATAGTGAGTATTACCGCGATTATTATGGTGATCCAATTTTAGCAATAATTAAAGATTCTCAAGCTCCGATTGAAATAATTAAATACATACTTCAAATTGAAACTAAATATAGTTCCAAGATACTTAAAACTGCACTTAAACGCATATATGGAGAATAACTTATGGCAGAAACCACTTCTTTATCATTTCCGAATATGTTTAATATCACGGCAAATCAGGTAAGCACATTATCTGATACAGCTTCAGTTGCAAACAGAACTCGTTTGTTGATATTAACTGAACCTACGGAACTTTATAACAATCCTGACTTCGGTGTAGGATTAAAAAGACATTTATGGAAATACAATACTGAAGCTGAAAGAGGTTTAGTTAAAGATAGGATCACGGCACAGTTAAGACTTTATGAACCCTGTGTATATCCAGAGAAAACTCAATATACTGATGGTTTAATGTTTACTGAACCTATGTCAAACAATCCAGCACTTGATAGCAATACCCTTGCATTAACTGTAGCTTTGCAGACGAAGTTCAAAGAAGAGGCAAAGGTTACATTAAACTATGATACTGACAACCAGTAAACCTTTTATTTATATGTAGTTTTATTTATTAGGAGATTACTAATGGCAGATTCAGATACAAACCGTGGACTGATTTCTTACACTAGTCGAGATTATGATTCCTTACTGGAAGAATTTAAGAATTTAGTTCCTACGCTTACAGATTTATGGAAGCCTGAAGCTGATGCTGATCCTGGAATGGTTTTAGGAAAATTCCTTGCATCAGCGGCTGATATGCTTGGCGTTAATGTTGACTATTTGGCATCTGAAGTCTTTGCACCTTCAGTAGTTCAAAGAAAAGATGCTGAAAAGATTTTCGGACTTATCGGATATGATTTAGGTTTTTATACAGCAGCCAAGACCGAGGTTACATTCACTAATAATACGGCTGATACTATGACGTTGGATTTCGGATTCAATGGTTCTAACTTTTCTACTGTATCTGCATCAAGAGATATTACAAACACAGCAAGGGTAATCACCTATAATATCTTACCAATGACAAGTGGTTATGGTGATACTGGTAGCCGTAGCAGAAGAAGCATACTTGCAGATTATGTTGATGTGTTTGCTGATACTGATACAGTTACTTTAGCATCTGGTGAATCTTGCACCAGAGTTGCCATTGAGGGTGATTTAAGAAGTTATTCTGTTTCTGTCGCAGATGTAAAGAAGAACAATTATGTAATCACTTTACCTTCTCAGCATGTGGATACAACAGCAATTTGGATCAAAGGTAGAAATTCATTATCTGCTACTGATTTTGATAATACCCAATGGATTCAGGTAGATAGTGTTGCACAATTTGATACACCTGAACCTCGTTATGCTGTTACTTATGATAACTATTCCAATGCACAGATAACTATTTCTAACTATCTTAATCAGTTAGCTAACTATAGCGGTTATTATCTTACAATCTTCTGGATTGATTGTTCTGGTGTAATCGGTTGTGTAAATAATGATGTATTAGGAAATCTGTTATTTGCAAAGCCACAAGATAATGATGTCAATTATGAAGCTGGCGGTATTCAGATTACCAACTTATCAAATACAGTAGAATTTCCGCACACTTATACTGTTACTGGTAAATCACCAGAAACAGCAAAAGAAGCTTACTATAATAGTAGGAATTATATTAATACCTATGATAGCCTTGTAACTTTGCCAGACTATACTCGTTTCTTAAAGCGTGAAGCTGGTGTTGATTGCGGAGTAGTAATTGATTGCCAAAAGGCACTTGAAATCAATTTAGCTATTTATAATGATGAAAATCTTTCTGATTCCCAGAAGTCGAAGATGTATATTAATACTACTGATTTCCCAATTGGTAATATGGCATCAACTACTTGGAGAAATCTATTAAGTGATAACATTGTTCAGGCATATAATGCTGGTAAGTTACCATTTGAAATCAACTTCAAGACAAATACAGCTATGTGCTTTGCTATCCATAATGATTTCAAAGATGATGTCTGGGGAAATGGAACCATACTTCCAGTACAGATTTCCAATACTGCAAGTTATGTAAAATATAAGCCAGCTCAAATGTTCATTGATAATGTAGTCAAGGACTTTAAGCCACTTCAGGCTATGTCTGTTGATTTACAATTCGGTTCTTGCAGAGTATTAGATTTCTATGTAGTCGGTCAGATTTATACAAATAAGCCTGTCAGCAAAGATGTCGGAGATCTGATTATTGCAAAAGCTAAAGAAGCATTAGCACTTTACTTTGCACCT